TCGCGATAGCTATTCGGGTTATCCAAACATTTCCAAAAATCAATTTCTGGCACGTTCTCGCCACGCTCAATAAGTGCATCACGGTAATGCTCTGCCAGCATTTCGTTCATGCGGCTTTTAGTGTGCCCAATGCAAGCAGTTGTCGCTATTGCATTTGCTAACCATTGATGCAGAGTTTCGCTTGATGCCCCATCAATATTTTCTTTTAACCAGTCGTACATTTGTTTAGTTCCTTTTTGCTAGTGTGATGATTATTCGATTATTAGTGGCGCGTATAGGCAACCAATGCCAACGCCGCCTAATAGAGTTGCGATATAGATACCGTTTGGAAAGCCAGTTGCAACCTCAAGAACAGATGCAGCGATGAAAACTATTGCGAGTAACATAAAAATAATTGTGTCAGTCATAACTAAGCCCCCAACGCTGTTAAAAGCATTTCATACTTAACAAGCGTATGCTTGTAGCCCTTAGCCTTGCAATTATCAGCCTTAGCTTGAATAACAGCAATCAAGCCCTTTGATGCCAGATCTTTATTAGTTGCAACAATCCAAGCACCAATAACGCCTTTTAGTTTTACGGTAGTTATTGAGCTTGATTGTTTGATGATAAGAGTTGGTTTTGTCATTTGCTTAGTCCCTTTGTTTGCTAGTGTTAAATCCTATATATGGACCGTTGGTCTACATTGCAAGCATAAAATGCAAAATAAATGAAATTAATTTAATCAGGCTGTAACAGCGTATATATATAAGTATAGCCCAACAGTCTTATTTACTGTCTACATTATGTATGGTATAAAGTATTGAATGCATAGCAAGCAAAGCACAAAGCAACGCAATGTTGCATGGCATCCAGCTATTGAATTGTATTGAATGAATGAGGATTTACATTTCATTTCACACACAACACAGACAAAGCTTGCGCGGCAATGCAAGGCAAGCTGCAATGCTGGCAAATGCAAGGCCAGAGGGGGCTTCCTGGAAATGCGATGCCCCCGACAGCCGCAGCCGTGCTTTATATATGTTAAATAGTACATACCAACACACAGCCAGCGAGGTGTTATGGCAAAGCTAACAAAGACAAAGCAGACTGAGGTAGAGCAGCTAGTGACAGATGGTCATAGCATAGTGAGTGCTTGTTCATTAGCTAAAGTAAACCGTTCTATGCTTTACAAGCTGATGAAGGATGACGGTGATTTTGAGGCTGTTATTCGTACAGCGCAGCGACAGAGTGCCGAGAAGTCTTTAGAGGAACTGGATGAGTTATACAGTGATGCGCTTCACAAGCGTAAGGACTATGATCCTAATGTCTTGCGTGATTATGCTACTCATGTAAGGTGGAAGGCATCTAAGATTATATCTGACCGCTATGGAGAGGCTAAGACTAGAACTGGTGTAGAGGTTAGTGACGGTACGGTTCGTATAGTTTGGGAGACAGCGGAGCCTAATGCAAGTTAAGATACCTTATAAGCCAAGGCTGTTACAGGCAGAAATGCACCAGAACGTGAGGAGATGGAACGTACTGGTGATGCACAGACGGTTTGGCAAGACAGTGTGGGCAGTTAATCATTTAATTAAACACGCTCTTACTTGTGAGCTTCCTAGACCGAGGGTTGCGTTTGTAGCTCCTACCTTTACTCAAGCTAAGAGAATAGCTTGGGATTATGTTAAATTTTATGCTGGTGTTATTCCAGGTGTTAGCTTTAACGAGACAGAGTTGCGGGTGGACTTCCCTAATGGCTCACGTTTAATGCTTTTGTCTGCTGAAAATCCAGATAGCTTGCGCGGTATTTACCTTGATCTATGCGTCTTTGATGAGTTTGGTATGCAAAATCCGAGGGTATGGGGGGAGGTTGTTAGACCAGCCCTATCCGACAGAGAGGGTGCGGCTGTATTTCTAGGTACACCAGCAGGGCATAATCATTTTTTTGATTTATTGCAAACAGCACAGGATCAAACAGAAGAAGGCTCTGACCAGTGGTACTGGAAAGTTGCCAAAGCAAGTGAGACAGGGCTTGTAAAAGACTTAGAATTGCAAGCAGCCCAATCTCAAATGACACCAGAGCAATACGAGCAAGAATACGAATGTTCGTTTACTGCCGCTATTATAGGGGCTTATTATGGAAAGTTGCTATCTGATGCTGATGATGATGGAAGGATCACAAGGGTTCCATATGATCCCGCTTATCCTGTGCATACCGCTTGGGATTTGGGTATAAACGATTCGACAGCAATCTGGTTTGCACAAATATTTAGAAGTGGAGCGATCAATGTTATTGACTACTATGAAAGCAGCGGTGTTGGGTTGGATCACTACGCTGAAATCCTACGTCAAAAAGATTACTACTGGGGAGATCACCTCGCCCCCCACGACATCGAAGTCAGGGAACTCGGTTCGGGTAAAAGCCGCCTCGAAACGGCGTTCAGCCTCGGCATCAAATTCAAAGTCATCCCGAAAATGAAAGTGGCTGACGGTATCAACGCAGCAAGAATGATGATACCTAAATGCCAATTCGATAAGGATAACTGCAACCAAGGCATTGAAATGCTTAGACAATATAGGCAGGAGTGGGATGACAAAAGAAAATCTTTCAGAGATCATCCGAGGCATGACTACACTTCTCATGCTGCGGATGCGTTTAGGTATCTGGCTGTTGGCATGGAGAATAGACAAGCTCTGGTTCGTCCACCGCAACAAATTGCCGTCAATGAGTACAATCCGTTTTCGTTATGACCCCAGAAAACGAGGACATAAGTGACGTTTTATATTTAATGAGTAGAAGTAATTTTCATAATTGGTTTAGCAAAAAAGAAATAGAACGATATGTAACACCTGCTTTACAAGCTAATCAGTACCTTATGGTAAGAGACAAACAACAGCTTCCTATTTTTTATGCGTCTTGGGGGTTTCCGAATTACAATCAAGTAAGTGAGTATGTTCAAACTTTAGAATTTATGCCAGAGGGGTTTGTAGGCGGGGGGGATGTACCTTGGTTAATTGACTTTATAGCAGAGGGCGGTAAGAGTAATGTTGCAATGGGTTTTCGTAAAGTAAAAAATGTGTTATCAAGTAAAGGATACAATCAATTTTTTGGTTTAAGAGTTGAAACACAGCGTTTAGGTTTTCATCAGTGGGGAAATAATAATGGGCAGTGTAATAAGAACATTTAAAAAGACCGCCAGAGCTTTGACTAAAAATGCTGGAAACATAATTGAAGCTACTATTGAAAAGCCAACAAAAAAAATAGGCAAGGAACTTTTTGATACTGTGGCGGGGACAACTGATGAAGAGCGTAGAGCTATGCTTGGAGAGATGCCCGATTTAGAAATTACGCCAGAAGTAACGCCAGAAATTATCCCTGATGATGTTACGGTTCTTGGGCGTGGCAGAAAACGCATTAAGCGTGCTGGGCAAGCTGGGACAATAATGGAAGAGTACGGTACTTTATCAGCAAAGCCAATTAAGAAGGCAGTAGAGAAAGCATAGTTATGTCATTTTTAAAGCCAAAAGTTTACACACCACCACCACCACCAGTGCCAGAGCCTATAGCTAAACCTGATTTTGAAAAAGCTGCCGCATTGTCTGATGAAGCTGTGTCAAATGAAAGAAAGAAACGCAAAGGGGCTGGGTCAACAGTTGTTGGCGGCGGGATTACTGGTGATGAAACTGAAACAGGTACGTCTAGTTCGCCTACATTATTGGGGTAAGTAATGGATAACACAAAATCTATAGTTAGTCGTTTTGAGTATTTAGAAAGCCAGAGAGCTAATTGGGATAGCCATTACCAAGAACTTGCTGACTATATGCTTCCCCGCAAAGCAGATATTGTACGCAAACGCGCCAGAGGCGAAAAGCGTATGGAGCTTATCTTTGATGGCACTGCATTGCAGTCTGTTGATCTACTTGCTTCATCACTGCATGGTATGCTTACAAGCGGTGCAACACCGTGGTTTCACCTAACTCTAAAGGATGATGAGCTTGGGCGTGATGAAGAAGTCCAAGCATGGCTGGAAGATACTAGCTCTCGTATGATGAGAGCCATAACAATGTCCAACTTTGAAACTGAAGTCCATGAAATGTATGTGGACTTAGTTGTTTTTGGCACAGGCTGTATGTTTGTGGAGATGGACAAGGCTAGTATGCGCTTTAGCACACGGCACATATCAGAGTTTTATGTTGCTGAAGATCAGTTTGGTATTGTTGATACTGTATTCCGTAAGTATGTGTTGCCAGCGCGACAAGCAGTGCAGCGTTTTGGTATAGAAAATGTAAGTACGTTTATCCAAAAAAGATTTGAGAAAAAGCCTGACGAAGAAGTGACTGTCCTTCATTGCGTAATGCCACGCAAAGAACGTGACCCGACTAAACAGGACAACAAAAATATGCCGTTTGCCTCTATGTACATTTGCATGGAAACAAAAATGGTTATGCAAGAAAGTGGGTTTCAGGAGTTCCCATACGTTGTTCCGCGCTTCCTCAAGGCAACTGGAGAAGTGATGGGGCGTTCCCCAGCTATGGTGGCGTTGCCAGATGTTAAGATGTTAAATCTTATGTCAAAGACCATCATACAAGCTGCGCAGAAACTAATAGATCCTCCCTTGTTAGTTCCTGATGACGGATTTCTTCTCCCTGTCCGTACCCAGCCTGGGGGGCTTAACTTCTTTAGAAGTGGCACAAGAGACACAATCACGCCACTGAACACAGGTGCAAACATTCCTATCGGTTTAAACATGGAAGAGCAGCGTAGATCAGCTATACGCTCTGCCTTCTATGTAGACCAGCTTCTAACAGGCGGTTCGCCTAATATGACAGCTACAGAGGTAGTACAACGCCAAGAGGAGCGTATGCGCGTTATAGGGCCAGTATTAGGGCGTTTGATGAACGAGATGCTACGCCCAATGATTGACCGTGTGTTTGCCTTAATGCTTCGCGCAGATATGCTTGCACCGCCACCAGAGATTTTGCAGGGGATTGATGTGGATGTTGAGTATGTATCACCACTAGCTCGCGCACAAAAATCAAGCAGCCTTAACAGCACAATGAAAGCCTTAGAGATATTGCTGCCACTAGCACAAGCGTTGCCAGTTGCAGATCACATTAATGCTGACGGCTTGGTTAATCACGTTATGGATAGCCTTGGTGTTCCTAAGAAAGTTGTAAAACCTCAGTCTGAAGTTGACGCTGCCAGAGAAGAGCAAGCAGCGCAGCAACAGGCTATGATGGAACGTCAGGAAACAACCCAAGACGTACAAGACGTAGCGCAGATAGCGCAAGCGTCTAGGATGGTAGCTAAATGAACGAACAGATAACACAACTTAAAACCATGTACACCGACATATTTGGCAGTACTGCTGGTAAGAAAGTGTTAAGTGATCTTGAGGCAAGATGTAATTGGAGAACCTCAAGCTATGTAGCTGGCGATGCCAACGCTACAGCATTTGAAGAAGGCAAACGTGCAGTCTTACTGCATATCTATAACATGATGAATGAGGAGTAATTTATGTCAGAGCAAGTTGCCGAACAGGTAGCCCAGCCAGAAGTAGCACCATCATTGTTGGAAACTCCAGCAGAGGTTGCACAAGGCGGGTCTGGTAACGGTTTCATGGAAATGATACCAGAAGATTTAAGGGAGCATCCAAGTCTTTCACCTATTAAGGATGTTGGGAATCTAGCGCGTTCTTTTGTTAATGCACAAAAACTTATTGGCGCAGACAAAATACCGTTACCTACAAATCCAACAGAAGAAGATTTAAATAATATATACAGCCGTTTAGGTAGGCCAGAAACCCCAGAGGGTTATGAGTTTGCTACTGACGGTAATGTAGTTACAAAAGAAGTTGCTACAGAATTTAGTGGAGTGGCGCACAAACTTGGTCTTTCACCACAACAAGCGGCTGGAATACTGGATTATTATAAAGGCTCTGTTGGGCAAAGCACAGAACAGATGGAGCAAATGGCTCAAGAGCAAGCAGAAAAAACAACCAATGATTTAAAACGAGAATGGGGAAACTCATTTGAAGATAAACTTTCTTCTGCAAAAGATGTTATTGAGCAATTTGCTGGGTTAGATATGCTGCAAATGCGTCTTGAGGATGGTACAAAAGTTGGCAACCACCCTGCTTTTATTAAAGCATTTGCTGCCATAGGCGATTTTAAATCCACAGTAACAAGTGAAGATACAATTAATGATGGTGCTAGAGGGTCTGTGTTTACACCAGTCCAAGCGCAAGCAGAGATTGATGCTATTATGAATGACAAGAGCCATCCTTATCATGACAGGAAAAATGTTTCAGGGCGGCAGAGGGCTATAGAACACGTTAATAGTTTGTTCACAATGGTTCATGGAAGTGAATAATAATGGAAGATGAATTATCCCCATTGGCAATTCGCTTAGAATGTCTTAGAATGGCAGTAGAGTTTGGTACGCAACGTGATGTTACTAACCCAGTTGAACTGGCTGAAAAATATCACGCTTGGGTAACGAAAGAGGGTAGCGGTGCAAACCGTCCTCAAGACAATCGGATAGACGATAGCCTGATGGTGGCTCAAAAACCTAGAAGTGTCCGTAAGGGTAGCGCATCGAAATTAGTGTAACTTAAACCGTGTGAACTTAGGAGACATAATATGTCATCAGAAATCACCACGGCATTTGTGCAACAATACTCTGCTAACGTGCAGATGTTATCACAGCAGATGGGTTCCCGTTTGCGTGATACGGTGCGGATTGAGAATATTGTTGGTAAAAATGCCTTCATAGACCAGATTGGTGTAGCGACAGCGCAGCTTCGTACATCAAGAAATGCCGACACACCTCAAATTGATACCCCACATGGGCGTAGACGTTTGTCCCTAGCTGACTACGAGTATGCTGATCTAATTGACGATCAGGATAAAGTTCGTATGTTGATTGATCCGACTTCATCTTATGCTCAAGCGGCTGCTGCTGCTATGGGTCGTGCGATGGATGACGTTATCATCTCTGCTGCAACTGGTGCTGCCTCAACAGGCGAAACTGGTTCTGGCACAGCAAACCTAGATGCAACCGCCAACTCTGTTGGTTCAGCATCATCAAACGATGGATTGACCGTTGCAAAGCTAACTGAAGCAAAACGCAAGTTAGACCTAGCTGACGTTGACCCATCTATCCCACGTTTCATTGCAGTTGGCCCAAAGCAGATTGAAGATTTGCTCGGAACAACTCAGGTAACTAGCAGCGATTTCAATACCGTAAAGGCATTGGTTTCTGGGGATGTGGACACCTTCATGGGCTTCCGCTTTGTCATGTCGAACCGCTTGGCTGTTTCTGCCACAGATGTTCGCACTTGCTTTGCTTGGGCTGAAGATGGTCTTACCTTGGGTATAGGTAAAGACATTTCCGCTAGGATTGATGAACGCGCAGACAAAGGTTATGCAACCCAAGTTTACTACTGTATGTCGATTGGATCGACACGCATGGAAGAAAACAAGGTTTGCCAAATCTTCTGTGATGAAACCCCAGACTAATAGGAGCTAGAGATGACTACTAAAAATTCTGACTTGGTAGCAAATCTTGAGGCTTCCCCTCAAGTTGCTAATAAAGCCCAAGAGCTACAAGGTGTACTCCGAATAGCTCAAGGGAATGTTGCTTTGGCGGCTGGTGATAGCACTGACGATGATATCGTTATGCTCGCACCGATTCCAAGCAATGCATCCATTGTATCTTTGCAAGTAGGCGCAGATGGTTTGGGTGGAAGCTGCACATACAATGTCGGTATCTACACTGATGCTGGTGCTGTAAAAGACGAAGATTTCTTTGCTACTTCTGTTGCCGATGGTGCAGCATTAGCAGAGCTTCGTTATGAAGCAGCTAACCTTAACACCACTGGACAGCAGCTATACACAATGGCTGGTGACAGCACTGATCCAGGCGGGTTCTACTACATTGCCGCAACTTTCAATGCGACAGGTGGAACTGGTGGTGATATGGCTTTCATCATTGAGTATGTTGTAAACTAGACAAGTTAGAAGGGGCGGTACACCTCGCTGCCCCTTCTCCCCTTTAGGAGTTTGCTATGTCCTCAGTGGTTGACATTTGTAATGAAGCTATGGATTTGTTGGGTGCGGCAACGATTACGTCACTAACCGAGAACTCCAAAGAAGCTAGGCTTTGTAATAGAAAATTTGAACTTACAAGGGATGCGGTTCTACGCGCACATCCTTGGAACGCTGCTATAGCAAGAGCAGAACTGGCGGCTAACAGTGTTGGCCCTGCCTTTGGTTTTACCCATCAATTTCAATTACCCGCTGACCCTTACTGTTTGAGGGTTCTTTCTTATTGGAACACTAACGTAAACAATGATCTTGCTGCGTATGATAGCAACAGAATGTTTAAGATAGAAGGGCGTAAAATTTTAAGCAACGATGATGCTTGCAAAATTATTTATATATCTAGGCTAGAAGATACAGAGGATTATGATGCTTTGTTGTCTAATGCCATAGCCCACAGGCTTGCGGCTGATACAGCTTATGCAATTACTGGTAGCAACTCTGTAGCACAACAAATGTTCAGCCTTTATGAATCAAGACTAAAAGAAGCAAAGGGTGTGGATTCTATGGAAGGCTACCCAGAACAGCCAGTAGCGGATTACTTTATCGACATAAGGTATTAACATATGGCTCGCGTATCCAGTATCCTAACAAACTTCCGCGCTGGTGCTATATCGCCACGGCTTGAAGGTAGGATTGATTTAGAAAAATATAACCAATCTGTTAAGACATTGCAGAATATGGTTGTGTTTCCTCAAGGCGGGATAGCTAGGCGGCCTGGAACTAACTACGCTGGCACTACAAAAGACGGTGGCACAGCAAGGCTAATTGACTTCGAGTTTAGTGATGAGCAAGCGTATGTGCTTGAGTTTGGTTTAAATTACATTCGCATCTACAAAGATGGTGGCATTGTAACTGAGGCCACAAAGGCAATCACAGCAATTACTGCCGCTAACCCTGCTGTTGTAACATCTAATGGGCATGGATACAGCAACGGTGATCGCGTTATGATTAGCGGTGTTGTTGGCATGACACAGGTAAATAACCGCGAGTTTACTGTAGCTGGCACAGCAACAAATACATTTCAGTTAAGCGGTGTAAACAGTTCTGCATTTACAGCTTATGACAGTAGTGGCACTGCTGGTAAGATTGTAGAGGTAACAACTACATATACAGCAGCGCAAGTGTTTGAAATAAACTATACTCAATCTGCTGATATTATTTATTTAGCACACAAAAGCCACGAACCAGCAAAGCTAACAAGAACATCAGCCCATGCTGGTTGGAGTTTGTCAGATATAGACTTTGTTGATGGCCCATACTTAGATGAGAATATTACCGACATATCCATATATTCTTCCGCTAACACAGGAAGCGTAACACTTACGGCATCTGCCAGTTTGTTTGTGGCTGCTGATGTAGGGCGGTTAATAAGGTTGCGAGAAGTTATAGAAGTGCAACATGATTTATGGGTTGCAAGCTCAAATTATGACCAGAATGATTTAGTTAGATTTGGTAATAATGTTTACAAAAAGACAGACAGCGGTACAGATGCCTCTGGGCTAACCCCACCAGTTCACCTGTCTGGTTCTGAAACATACGGTGCTATTACTTGGGCTTATCAACATAGTGGCTCTGGATACTTAAAAATAACAGCTTTTAGTAGCGCAACTGCGGTTACAGCATTGTTTAAGAATGACGCTGGTGTTTTGCCAGCAAGCGTTGTTAGTAGCAGCAATACCACAACCCGTTGGTCATTGGGTGCTTTTGGCGGCACACAAGGCCAGCCAAGGGCTGTTGGCTTCTACGAGCAGCGTTTGTACTTCGCTGGCACGACAGGCCAGCCACAGACAATATTTGGGAGTGTTTCTGCTGACTTTGAAAACCATACTCCAGGCACCATAGATGATAGTGCAGTAAACTTTACGATTGCATCTGACAAAGTAAACGTAATCAAACATCTTCTGCCAGCAAGATTTCTGCAAATTCTTACAACTAGCGCAGAGTTTACGCTATCTGGTGGTTCTGGAACTACTCCAGTATCGCCAACTAACGTTAATGTGTTGCGTGAAACTACGTTTGGCACATCAGATGTAAGACCATTAAGGGCTGGCAACAGCACAATTCTTATTCAAAAAGGCCAAGAAAAAGTAAAAGAGATTACATTTGATCTGGATACTGACGGATTACTAGGGATTGATCTGAGTATTTTAGCAGACCATTTACCTCGCGGTGGCCTGACTGACATGGTTTGGCAGCAAGAGCCAGAGCTAGTTCTTTGGTTTGTTCACGCTGATGGCAGACTTATAGGGCTAACTTATGACCGCGCTAACGGTGCTATCGGGTGGCATGAACATCCTCTGGGCGGCAAGTTTGGCGAGGCCACTGTAACTGTTGCTGATTATGCAAATATAGCAGTTGGATCAACGATTACTCTTACCAAGAGTGATGGTACTTCAGTCACCTTTACAAGTGAAGCTGCTGGTGGCTCTGCCCCAACGGATACATCTTTAGGTTGGAGGCCAAACGAAAGCAACAACACAACGGCTGACAACATCTTTACCCGCATCAATGCTCATGCAGATTTTACTGTGGCTAATCCAGCGGCAGCGGTTGTTACAATCAAAGAGACAGCCCCAGAAAATCAGGGGTTTTTGACCGTTGCAACGTCAGATAGCACAAGGCTTGCCGCCACAAGTGAGGGCAGGGCTGTAGCAGAAAGCCTGACATCTATACCTAGTGGCTCTGAGGATCAGATATATTTATCTGTAAAGCGTACAATAGATGGGGCAACTACAAGGCAGATTAGCTTTATTAAATCGTTTTACTTTAATGATGATATTACTGACGCTTTCTTTGTGGATAATGGGCTAACTTACAACAGCACAGCTACAACAACCATAACAGGTATCAATCACCTAGAAGGCCAGACATTAGCGGTTCTGGCTGATGGCTCTGCTCATGCTGATAAGATTGTATCAGGCGGCACAGTAACACTGGATCGCAGCGCATCTAAAGTGCATCTAGGCCACGGTTATACATCCTTTGTGGAAACCCTACGGCTAGAAGCTGGTGCAGATGATGGTATTGCACAAGGCAAGATCAAACGTATTCATGGCGTAACTGCTAGGTTTAACAACACTGTTGGCGCAGAGATAGGGCCATCTACAGCAAACCTAGACAGAGTACCTTTCCGCGACAGTAGTATGTCTATGAACGAAGCTGTGCCTATGTTTAATGGAGATAAAGAAGTATCGTTTCCATCTGGGTATGACAACGATGCACAAATTGTGATACAACAAACACAGCCATTACCAATGTCGGTACTGGCAATTATGAGAAGGTCTAATACTTTTGACGCTTAATATTGTGCCATTCAAAAAGGAACACATTGAGCAAATTGAAACCCGTTACCATTTTCCAGATGCGGCAAAGGTAGCATTTACAAGTGATAGTTCTATGGTGGCTTACACAGGTATGATGGATAACAAGATATTCGCTTTAGGTGGCGTGTATCAGTTATGGCAGGGCGTGGCTGAAGCGTTCTTTATTATGTCATCATATGCCTATGATAAACCACTAACGGCAGCTAAATACTCACGCGCTATGTTAGATCACATACAAGAAGAAAACAATTACAATAGATTACAAGCTAGTGTCAGTTGCAATGACGATGAGGCTGTGCGCTTTATAGGTTGGTTGGGTTTTGAAAATGAGGGGCTAATGAGAAAGTTTGGGCTAGATGGCACTGACTACTATCGTTATGCGAGGGTGCAGTAATGAGCGAAGCGGCAGCAGCAGGGGGCGTTCTTGGTGGCGTAATGAATTTTAAAGGCCAACAAGCTCAAGCAAAACAAGTGCAGAAGATTGCTGAATATAATGCCAAGGTTGCTGAAAATGAAAAGATTGTCCTTGCTGAAGTTAAAGCGGATCAAGAAGTAAGTCTGCGTAAAGAGTCTGAGCGTTTGGTTGGCACACAAAGATTGATGACCGCTGCCTCTGGGGTGCAAATGACAGGCAGCCCAATGACGGCTGCGGCTGACACATTTTTTGCCACTCAAATGGATGCTTTGAATATCCAACAGGCAAGCTCAAGAGAACAAGCTATGAAAACAGAGCAAGCAGCAATGACAAGGCTTGAAGGAAAAGCAAAGGCTTCTGGTTTGAAGTATCAATCATACGCAAGCTTAGTAAATAGCGGCTCTAAAGCTGCAACTTTGATGGGATAAGATATGCCAAAAATACCTCTATATAATCAAGGGCTAGGCCAGACAGTAACGACAAAGCCAATACAAGGTGTTCGTGCTAATGAAGGTGCATTTACTGCTTCTCAAAAAGGTTTTTCTGCCTTTGGCGGTGCTATAGAGGACGCTGCTTTTAAATTTGGCATGGAAGAAAAGAAAGCTGAAACTGATCGTTATAGAAACAAGGTTAACACTGACGTTAACCAAGAGATGAACAATTTTACCATGAACTCTGAGGCTACAACTGTAGCTGAGTATCAGGCGTTAGCAGATAAAAAACGCATTGAACTGCGTAATAAACATCTGTCTGGGTTAGAAGGCAAGCTAACAAAAAACCAATTTCGTGATGTATCTATGCAGTTTGACAATACCTTTGCTGCAAAAGTAGCAACTGGTAGCCAGCAAGCTCACAACAAACATCAAGCTATACGGACAGAACAAGTAAACACCACTGTTGACGATACCTTATCTCAGCTTAGAAGCCTTGATCCCAGCAGCCAACTTTATCAAGATATTCAAACTGGTTTGGATGAAGGGTTTGATAGATGGGCTTCACAAGGCATTAGTCCAAAGTACAGCAAGACAACATACCGCAAAGAACTTTCTAATAGCCGTTATGTGAATGATATTAATAGTGTCAATTCTCAAGACGGAATTAACAAAATGCGAGAACAACTTGACAGGGACAAGCCCAATATGAAAGCGGCTGAGTATGCGGCTAGGAATGCTGGGATTCTTGCTAAAGAAAAAATTGTTGACGCAGAGGAAGTTAACACTGCCCATGCGTACATAATTGAAAACATTGAAGATTTTACTGACGAACAATTTGATAAAGCTATTGAAGATATTAGAAATGGGAAAACTGTTAGTTTAGAAACCGTAGCATCTATGGAAGCTGGAGAGGGAGAAAAAACTATTAGCTTCAGCACAATGAAATCCACTAATAGGGGTTCATTAATTTCAATGCTAACTCAATCAAGAAAATCAGATGAGGGCGAAACTATTAGCGCAAATCTTAACCTTCTGGATCAAAGCATACAAAACATGAGCCTTGCTGATTTAAAAAAAATGGAGAATGACACATATGAAGAAAAAAATGGAAGTTTTGTTCTTTATCCTGACATAAAAAAACGTAGCGGTAGGCAAGCTATGAGAGCTTCTATAAATGCTGAAATTAACGAAAGGGCTAAACGTGCTGTAGCAAATTCATTGGTTGTAATAGATCGTGTTAAAAGTCAAGTTATAGCTGCTGACGGTCAGGTCACTCCAGAAATGACAGCCCAAATAGGAAATGCAGCAAAAACCTTTAGATTGGCTGAAATGTATTCCGAGGCAGACGCTTTGGAATTGGAGTTTGCTGCTACAGCAGAAGCCTCAAGGCAGTTTAAAAGAATAGAATTTGCTAGTGCTGAACAAACGGCTGCGGCTTTAAAAGAAGCTGGGAAAAAAGAAAACATAGCAACACCAGAAGGCGCAAAAGTTTTTTCAATGTTAAAGAAAAGAATAATTGAAAGAGATAAATTGCAAGAAGATAATTTTGTTGGGTATTACATGAGCAAAAACACAGAAGTGGATCAGACTTCTGAAAATTTTGTTACAGACATGATTACCATGCAAACAAAAATGGGGGTTGCTCCGTCAAAAATTAGAGTAACCACTAATGCTCAACTTGATGTATTTGTTTCACAGTTTGAGGCCGCTGACCCTAAAGATAAAGGTGGTTTGATGGATGCCTTTTTAAATAAGTTTGGCACTGAAAATGAAAATAGAGTTATGCGTCATTTAATGGAAACCAACAAAATTAGTAAAGTTGATAATGTCGTAGCTGCTTATCCTAACAATGCTAATATAAATATGGTTGCTGCGACAGGTACTAAAGAAGGTCAAAAAACAATTAAAGATTTTAACAGTACTGATGATATAAAACAGATTAACGAAGCAACAGATATTATTATGCAGAATTACGGGGCAAGTAATGTTGGCAATTTTATAGATGACACTAGAGGTGGGGGAACTATAGATCGCGTCAATCATAATCTTGGTATAAAAACTATTGTTAGGGACACGGCTGCGTATATCCGCGCTTCAGCCAATGGAACCACAACCCATCAAAAAGCGGTGGAAATGGCTTATAATACCGTTATTGGGAATAACTTTGTTTTCCCCACAATAAACAAAACAGTGATAAGATTACCAAAAAATTTAAGCGGTGTTCAAAAAGACATTAAAGTAGTTTTAGAAAGCAGTCTTTCTTTAAACAGAGAGCGTTTATCCGATGCGATTGACTACCCCCCAGCCCCATCAGGGACAACACAAGAAATTGCCAATGAGCAATACTTAAATGACTTACAAGCTGAAGGCACTTGGAGAACTACACAAAGCGGAACTGGTGCTTATCTTGTTGACCAAACAGGAAATCTTGTTCCTAAAAGTGATGGAAGTGGGTTTGTAACAGTCACCTTCGATCAGGTTTTGGAATACGCTGAAGGAATCCCAGAACGCCAAAAGGGAGATGGTGGCTTTGCAAAAACTTTTAGAACAAAATACTTCGCCACTAATGGTTTCTTTTAATGGTTGATGTTTACATACCAGAGCAAAAAGACAATAAGGTTCTGCGAGAACAGTATTTTGATTATGCAAAAGCCTCAACATCAGATGTTTTAGCGGCTTCGTTTGAGGAAGGTATATACCTTAATCCATTAAATGCTTTTGGAAGATTGATGGATCAGGGTTTTGGAAAAGGTCAAGAAGGCACTAATTTTACTGTTGATGAGTGGAGCGAAAGCGAGTTTTACCGAGATGGTATAGAAGTCGGCAGTGAAGGTATAAGCACTGGCATGGCCTCATTGCTTGCAGACCGCTACGATAAACGTGAAAGTTTTAGAACAACCCTTGGCAGATCAAGGGGCGGTTTTGGTTTAGGCACTGCACAATTTGGCGCTTCAATCGCAGCTAGTGTTATTGACCCTATAAATATAGCTTCCGCTTTTATCCCCTCTGTAACCCTGATGAGAGGCGCAACAATGGCGGCTAGGATGGGCAGAGTAAAAGGTAGCCGCCTTATGACAGGTGCTATAGATGGGGCTATTGGCGGTGCTGTTGTAGAGCCTTTGGTTATTGGTGCTGCCTACGCTGAACAGGATCGTGAGTATGGTTTAATAGATAGTTTTTTAAACGTAACTGTAGGTGCTGCTTTGGGTGGTGCTATATTTTACGGTGCTGGAAAAATATCTGACCGTTATGCAAAACTGCCTCAAAGAACAAAAGATGAGGCGCAACACACATCTGTAGGCCAAGTTATAAAAGGTGAAAATGTATCTGTAAAAGATATTGTTGAAGCTGGCGAAGCGAGGGTTGCCGCTAGAGCCGCTGAAAAAGCTGAGTTAGAAAAACCTAAATCTCCATATGACGATGACTACGAAATAGTAGATTTTCTTGATCCAGAAAAGCCACGCCCATTATCAAATATGTCTGAAGAAGAATTAGACACAACTCTTCAGCAAATTGACGCTCAAATAGAAACTGCTTCACTTTCGGAAGATAGGCTTTTAATTGAAAAGCTAGAGACTGACAAAGAAGCCATAGTAATACAAAAGCGCAGAAACGATGGTGAAACTGTTGAGCGTCCAGCAGAGCCAGATGTAGAGGCTGAGTTAAATTTAGGGGACACTTCCAGAATAGAATCTTCAATAGAAGAAATAAACAAAAAAACAGAAGAGTTAGAAACGGAAATAAAAACTATAGAAGACGGGGTAAAGGAAAGGCAGAAATTTGCGCCAAAAGGATCGCGTTTATCAAAGCCAATGAACGCTTATGACAAAGCAAAAATAAAAGATAACCAACAACAAATAGAGAAGTTGGAGTTAGAAAAACAAGAATTAGAAACAAAACTTTCTCAAACCTTGGTTTCCCAAAATCAAGCACAGCAAGACGTTTCTGCTCCAGAAGTCCAAGAGCCAGTGCCAGAGCCTAGCAATTTAGGAAATTTGTCTGAATACTCTAACGATCTAAAAGAGTTAAATGCTCAAGAGCTAGAACAAGCTGAGTTTGTTGCTAACGACATAGATGCAGAAAGCAATATTTTGTTAGAAGAAGTAAGAGGCCCAGAAAATTTAGCTTTGCTTCCTAAAGATGCTAGAAATGATTTAGACGAGATAATTAATTTAGAAGCCAAGATAGAAAAGTACGAAACGCTAGTTGAGGCGGGTCGGGCTTGTATAGTTAGGAGCAAAAGCGGATGAGTTGTTCTGAGGTAATTATAGATGCCGCTAGAAGAGAAGGCATAATATTCGACAAAGAAGAAGCCCAAGATATTGTGGATATTCTTGAAGAACGTCTGTCAAGGCGCGTTGAAAACGCTCTTGCTGATGAATACACAGACATATTTAAACTGGCTAGAAACATTGCCAAGCAAGCTAAGATCAATGCTGTTATTGAAAAAAGGGCAAGAATACTTAATGCTAAAGCATACATTGATATTATGTCTACCCTTAAAAAGAACCCAGATGATCCATCAGAAGCGTTATCAGGTGTTTTAGTTGGTACTGCAAAACTAGGAAATCTTGATAGCGTTGATGCAAGGCAACACGCTTTAAATACACACTACCAAGGAACTTTGCTAGCAGCTTTACAAGACGCTGACCTTGAGGCTGTGTTTAAAAACAAAGATTTTGAAGAGCTTATTTATAGAGCTATGTTTGACGGAGATAAATTTGACGTTAGACAAGCTGGCGGTGCAGAGGCCAAACAAGTGGCTAACATTATAAAACGTCACCAGAAAATGCGTCTTGATAGAAAAAATCTTCATGGGGCTGTTATTGCAGAATTAGAAAACTACGCAGTCCGTCAAGGGCATGACCCTATTTTGCTTAGAAACGGTGCTAAAACAGCAGACGAACTAAGGGCAGCAAAGAAAAACTGGGTTGACTACATGATGGAAGATGGAAGGTTAAGCGCAAAAACATTTGATAACAAACCAGCGTTTACGGAAGTTGATGGCAAAAAAGTTCCCTACACTAATAATATGTTTCTTGGAGATATGTGGGATAACCTCGTTAGCGGTCAGCACCAGACCGTTGGTAGCCCTGATGGAAGTATGGATAAGGTTTTGGCCTTTAAGGGGCAAGCTAACATGGCAAAGAAGTTAAGCCAAAGCCGCACTATACACTTTGCTAATGGCAAGGCTGCACATGATTATTCAAAAAAATACACTCGCATGAGTTTGGTTGATGCCGTTATGTCTGGGATTGACCATGACGCACAAGCTCTTGGCTTAATGGAAAAACTTGGCACAAACCCAGCGGCTATGTTTGACAGGATTTTGGGAGACTTACAAGATAGCAACAGAACTGATATAATTACCCTTAATAGAATAAATGTAGTCAGACTTAAAAATCAATTTAAAGAGATAGACGGAAGCAGTAAGGCTCGCGGTGCTGGCAAACCTGTGATGTTTGGAGCGGATTTTGCTGGGCTTGCTTCTGGTTGGCGTATGGTACAGTCAATGGCAAAGTTAGGGTCGGCAACTATTTCATCATTTGGCGATATAGCTACCAATGCCACCTTTATAAATTCTCACACTGACAGGGGAATATTTGGCTCATACGCTAAAGCTCTTTCGTTTGCATTTAAGTTGTTTCCTCGCAAAGAACAAAAAAGACTAGCCTACCTTTTAGGCGTTGGCATTGAAGGGGCTATGGGCAGCACACACGCTAGGTTTGGTGCTAATGATAGCTTGCCTGGGATGGTAGGAAAGGCGCAGCAGTTTTACTTTAGGCTAAATCTAATGACGTTCTGGAATGATGCACAAAAATCAGGTGTTGCTAAAATATTAGCGGCTGACTTGGCTACTTATAAAAATGATGTTTTTGGAAACCTTAACATTAGAACGCGAAACGGTTTAAAGCGATATGGCATTGAAGAAGCAGAGTGGGATGTAATGCGCCAAATGGATATGGTTGCAGCAGATGGGCGTGAATATATGTTTGCTGGAGGAATCGACAATATTTCTAGCGATGTTATAGAGGCTGCTACTTTAGCAAAAGTTAATGCTGGCAGAACACGAAAAATCAAAAAACCAACTCAAGCTGCAATTGACAAATACAAAAATGATTTAGCAACAAAATATTCTATGTATATAACAGATTCCGCTGACACTGCCATCCCAACCCCAGGTGCTAAAGAAAGAGCTTATATGAATTTGGGGAGTGAAAGGGGAACTGTTCTTGGTGAAAGCATTAGAGCTTTTATGCAGTTTAAAGCGTTTCCTATTACCTATGTAACGAAAGCAGCGCAAAGGCAGCGTTACGCTAAGATCGAAGAGGGCAAAAGCGGTGTTTTAGGTATAGCACAGATGATGGTTGGGACAACTATGATGGGCTACTTGTCTGTAACTATGAAAGATATTATGAAGGGCAAGAAGCCAGAAGAAGTGTTTGGTGATGAGTACGGACTAAACCCTAAGTTACTTACCAGAGCCATTGTTCAAGGTGGGGGTATGGGTATCTATGGAGACTTTTTATTTGGCGAGCATATGAAGTACGGCAGGGGTTTACTTTCTTCAATGGCTGGCCCTACATTTGGCAATATTGAACAAATTGACAAAATATACAGCGGTTTGAAATCTGGTGAAACTGACCTAATGACTAAAAGTGCAGTTAATTTTGCTAAAAGCAATGTGCCTGGGATTAACCTGTTTTACACAAAGACTGCTTTAGATTATTTGTTCATTCACGGCATGATGGAACACGTTAACCCAGGCTACTTAAGAAGAATGGAAAAAAGAATGAAAGATGACACAGGGCAGACATTCTACTTCCCACCTAGCCAATCAGCGAATAGATTTTAACACTCTTTCTAAAAGGGCAACATTCTGGTACATTAAGCAAGTGTTTGGAGACAGAAAATGACAGTTAGCAGCACAACCACAAAGAATAGTTATAGCGGCAACGCCAGTACAACTGTCTTTGCTT